CGAGGCACCACCGGACCTGACTGACGACGATTTGAAGAAAGACCCGATCAAATTTGGCATGATGGCGAATCCAGCTTGGGGCCACACTGTAGGAGAAGAGGAGTTTATTGCCGACCTGCAGAGTTGCGATACGCCGTCAGCGTTGCGGACGTTCAAGATGTACCGGCTGAACATTTGGCAGCAGTCGTCGAATCCATTTCTGCAAGCTCACGATTGGGAGGCGTGCCGACGTGAAGTTCCTTGGGAGCATCTTGAGACGCTGCCATGCTGGGCAGGTCTTGACCTGTCAAGAACTCGCGACCTGACCGCGTTGTGTCTTTGCTTCAAGGACCATGACGGCACGCTGCACTTTCGATGGTGGTTTTGGATGCCTGAAGACACGGCAAAACAACGTGTTGCAGCAGCTCCGTTCACAGATTGGGAGCATGACGAAAAAGCTCAATTGACCCTGACAGATGGTGACTGGATCGACTATGATTATGTCTGGTCAACTCTGTGCGAAATTGGGCAGCGTTTTCAGATTCAAAAGCTACTTTATGACAAGCGATTTGCAGACTATTTGATTCAGCGAGTGATGGTTGGAGAGCAGAACAGCGACGGAACTTGGAAGCATCGACCAGCAGAGTTTCCAATTGAAGAATGCGGTCAAGGTCCATTCATTTTGAATGAGCCAATTGAGGAATTTGAAAAGCTCGTGATGTCTCACAAGTTGACCCACGACGGAAACCCGATCGCCGCATGGCAAGCCAGCAACGTGACGAGGGGAAAGAATGGCCTGCTCTGCAAACCCAACGGGAAAGATGATGTTCGGACAATCGACGGAATGCAGGCGGCCGTCATGGCTCTTGCTGGTGTCGAAAAGGGTGAGTCAAGCTTTGCATATTCCACCGCCGGTTCAGGCGTCGTTCTTTTCTAAGGTGCTTTGAATGTACGGCGTCAGCGAAATCATCGCGAATCCATCCCCGATCGGCAGCGGTCTGCAGAACCTTTCCGCGCGGGATCCCGGTGGATGGACATCAATCATCGGCGGCGGCAAGTCATCGGCAGGCGTCCGAGTTACGCCGATGTCGGCGATGGGCTACCCGCCGCTCTGGCGTGCCATCAATCTGATTAGTTCCAGAGTGTCGTGTCTCCCGTTTGATTGCTTCCAGCGTAACGGCAGCGACCGCACCTATGACGAACAGCACCCGGCCAACATCATGTTTTCCGGCGACATCAACGAGAACATGGACGCTGGCACATTCATCGAAGTCATCACAGCGATGGCGGCTCTGTACGGCAACGGATACGCGGTGATTGATCGGGACTCACGCGGCAATCCGCTTGAGATGTATTTGCTTGATCCGCAAAAGACGTACCCGGCATTCTACGACGGCGCTTTGTGGTACGTTACGCGAATTGATCACGAGGAAATCAAGTTTCCGCAGCGTGACGTTTATCATATCAAAGGTTTGAGCCACAACGGAATCCAAGGCATCAACGTCATCGACATCATGAAGGATGCTTTGGGCGTCGGCATGGCGGCTCAGCAGTTCGGCGGCCGGTTCTTTGGGCAAGGCTCTAATGCTGGCGGAATCCTGATGATTCCGGGGCACTTCAGCGAAGAGAAGATCAGGAACACAATCGACGCATGGGAGAAGATGACGCAAGGGCTTCAGAAGGCTCATAAGGTTGCGTTGTTGCAGGACGGGGCCAAGTTTCAGCAACTCACCATCACCAACGATCAGGCACAGTTCCTTGAAACGCGGCAATACGAAATCAGGGCTACGATCGGAAACATTTACGGCATTCCGCCGCACAAGCTGGGAGACGATACCCGCACGAGCCACAACAGTCTGGAGTCAGAGAATCAATCCTTGCTGGATGACTGCCTCAACGTGTGGCTGAAGCGGCACGAGCGAGAGGCGAAGCGAAAACTGCTCACCGATCGGCAGCGAAAGAACAATACCCATTTCTTCGAGTTCAATCGCGAAGCCTTGATTCAGATGAGCTTTGAGACAAAGGTCAACGGAATCTATCGCCAAACGGAAATGGGGCTCATTACGTGGAACGAAGGCCGCAGAATGATGAACATGCCTGACATAGGGCCGGACGGTGACAAGCGATTCCACCCGGCGAACTGGATGGAAGACGGTGTTGAGCCGGTTCAAAAGCCTGCTCCGGCTGTGCAGAATTCTGCGCAAACCGGCGACAATTCGCCACCACAAACGCCACAAAACAGCGTTTTGCGTGCGATGATTGCCAGTTCCGTGACAAATGCCCTGCAGATCGAGAAAGACCGCATCGTCCGAGCGTCGAAACGGTCAGACGGTTTTCTGTCGGCCGTGGATGCAATTTATCAGACATGGACAGACACGTTTACGGCCGATCTTGGCTGGCAGTCTCCGGAAACGGTCGTCGCAATCGCGAAGCATACCGAGGAAAGCAAGCGTCAGGTCATGGACGTGGCCGGAGTGGCGACAAGTTCAACGCTTGAAACTCACGTCAGGGATCTGGTTGCGTGCTGGTCTGATCGTGGCGAAATTCTGGTTGATAATCTTTTGAAGGCGGCGGTGAAATGAGCGACGGCGGGCAAGTTGCTTTTCTTGACATATCTACGGACCTGTTGACCGAGCTTTGCAATGGGCTCAGTGCAAACATTAAACCTCGCAGTTATGTCGTGTCGAAAAATCCTCTTCCAGGTGACGCGAAAGCTCTAGGCGTATCGCTCATAAGTGAACACACAATTCGCATCGCGTTACAGTCATCGGAATTTATTGGCGGCGAGGTGTTGCCGTCTGTATGGTTAGAGTCCCTTGAAAATGAATCGCCTAAGCAGTTAAAGGCACTTGAAAAACGGCTAGACGCTGTTGAAAGATGGATTGAGAACGAAGACACCCGAGCACTAGAAGCGAGCGAGTATTGACATGAGACCACAAACAAAACTCACGGCAACGATTCCACGGCTTTACGATGCCGTGTTCGATTCCGATTTCAAAATCACTTGTTCTGTCCAGGCTGACAGCGTCGACGTTTGGCTTCACGGAATTGTTGGTGACGAATACACGCAAACGGACTCGGCATCAATCAGTAAAGTGCTGATGTCAAATCGTGGCAAGCCTCTCAACCTTTACATCAATTCCCCTGGCGGGCTGGCCTATGACGGGGTTGCCATTTTCAACGCGATTCAGGCCCACACTGGACCGACAACCGGCATCATTGAAGGGCTGGCAGGATCGGCGGCCAGTCTTGCAGTGATGGCGTGCGATACTATCAAGGCTTATGCTACGAGTAAGTTCCATCCGCATTATTCGCTGTGCATTGCGATGGGCCACAAGGCGGACATTGCAGACACGCTGCTGATGATGGAAAAACTGGACGCGGATCTTGAGCAACTTTACGCGACGCGCACGGGTAATTCTGTCGAGGTCACGAAGTCGCATCTGATCGGGCCACATGGCGATGGAACGCACTTCACAGCGTCCGAAGCAAAGGCTGCGGGCTATGTCGATGAGGTTATCCAGATCACTGGCAAAACTCCGCAGGGAAGCAAGCCGAAGAACTCTGTCAGTGCCGATCGTTTGCGAATGTGGAAACGAGCATTGACACGTTGACGTTCATCCGCTAACAATTCACGCGTCAGCTCAGCGACCCATGAGGGCACGCGGGCAAACTTCGATCTGATGTGCATGAGCAGCGTCGGTCGTTTGCAGTTTTGGTATTTCCAAACCTGTCAGCGACCGACGCTGTTTTCGTTTGGTCCTGACTCAAAATCAAAGGATCAAACACAGTGGACGAATTTCAGAAACTTGTTGGCGAGCGGACCGCTCTTCTCGATCAGGCACAGGCACTGGTTGACGCAGGCGTGACGGCTGGCTCACTCAGCGAAGACGATGACAAGAAAATCACGGATTTGCACAATCAGGCAGAAGCCCTGACTGCAAAGATCAATGAACTTCAGGCCGCAAACGATCGAGCCGCGAAAGCACTCGACGCACAGAATCGGCTCAAGGCAACTCGCCTGAATCCGCTTGTCAACCGCATCAAGAACATTGGCACGAATGCACCAGCGATGCCATCAAATGGCGGCAACGGTGCGTTCAAATTGCCTGCCAACGTTCGCCGGTTCAATCCAACAAACTTCGCGCCGGAAGCGGACGAAGCAGGACGGCAGCCAGTTGAGCGAGCTTATCGTTTCGGCCAGTGGGCACTCGCCACAGCCACGATGTGTATGCCTGGCAAGTTCCAGTTCTATAACGCTGTCGAATTCTGTCAGCAAAATGGGCTGATGAACGTTCACGGCGAAGGCGGAAGCGACGTTTCTGGGGCTGGAATCTTTGTCCCAGACGAATTTTCAACGGATATCATCCGACTCGTTGAGCAATACGGCGTTATTCGCCGCTTGGTTCCAGCGGTGTTGATGCGTTCGGAAACGAAAACTACTCCGCGACGAATCGGCGGACTGACTGCTTATGCGGTTGGTGAAAACAACGCCGGAACAGAATCCGACGCAAAGTGGAACGAAGTTAAACTCGTTGCCAAAAAGTGGATGGTTTTGACTCGCATGAGCAACGAACTGTCTGAGGATTCGGTGGTTTCAATTGCGAACGAGTTGATCCGCGAAATTGCTTTGGCGTTTGCTTACACGGAAGACCTCGCAGGGTTCACCGGAACAGGCACGTCAGCGTTCAATGGTATCGTTGGCATCGTTACAAAGCTTGCAACGCTGACCGCTGGTACTGCCCCAGGCATTATTGTCGGAGCAGGAAATGCCTACAGCGAACTGACGCTGGGCAACTTCAACAGCGTCATGGCCGCACTTCCACAGTACGCATCGCAAAGCCCTCGCTGGGTTTGCCATCGCAGCTTCTTTTACGGTGTCATGCAACCGCTGGCTCTTGCAGCCGGGGGAACAACTGCCGGCGACATTGTCAGCGGAATTGCTCCGCGATTCCTTGGCTATCCTGTCGAGTTCTCGCAGGTCATGCCGTCAGTTGCAGCCAACAGTCAGATTCCTGTCATCTTTGGTGATCTCGCATTGGGCTGCCAGTTCGGTGATCGTCGGATGATGAACGTTGAGTTTTCTGATCAGGTTTCCGTGGGCGGTCAGTCAGTCTGGGAACGCGATCAGATTGCAGTGAAGGCAACCAGCCGAAACGACTTCGTCTGTCATGACTTTGGCACTGATTCGGTCGCAGGGCCAATCGTGGCCTTGGAAATGGCAGCAAGCTAATTAACGGCTGACACTATACGCGGGGTTTCGCGTTGAAGCCCCGCACTCTTTGCAATCATCCTGAACAGGAATCAATAAAGTGAACCGACTCGACTTCAGAACTGTGAGCATCACGCCACCAGCGGCGATTGCAGACAACACGACGCTGACAACAGCCGAGATTGATACACTCGGCTGGTCATACTTGACAATCATCGTTTACCTCGGAGCCACTGACATTGCTATGACTGCACTGTCAGTGACTCATTCAGACACGGCTGGCAGTGGTCACTCCGCGATCACTGGCCTCGTTTGGGGCACGTCAACAAACATTGACGGCAGCACCTCGGCCCTGCCATCAGCAACCGATGACAATCTGTTTCAGATTGCTCAGATCGACCTCAAGGGCAAGCGTCGTTACATCGACGTAACGGCAACGATTGGCGACGGTGCTGCTGGTGGTTTCGTGACGATTCTTGGAATTCTCAGCCGTCCACAGGTTTCGCCAACGACTATCAGCGAAGCCGGTGCAAACGAAATCCTGCGAGCGTAAACCATGCACACAATCACGTTCCTCCGTGGTTGGCAAGGGCGGGCCGTGGGGTCGCAAGACTCCCGGCTACCTCTTGGCATCATGAAAACTCTTGTCATGGCGGGCACTGCTGAGTTCACGACTCAGGGCATGCAGCAGCCGCAGCATCAAGCGAAAAAGCGTCGATCGAAACGATGAGCACAACCTACAAAGTCACGACAGAGCCGACAACGGAGCCGATCACGCTTGATCAGTTCAAAGACGCTTTGCGCGTGACTGGTTGTGACTTTGACGAACAACTCACCGAACTGCTGAAAGTGTGCCGCAAACAAGTGGAGCACGACAGTTATCGGAAGTTGATCACTCAGACAGTTACGTTGTACATGGACGACTTCCCGGATGAGGACGAAATCGAAATCCGTCTCGCGCCGGTGTCTGCAATCAACTTCGTCAAGTATTACGACGAATCAGAGACGCTTCAGACGTTGCCAGTCGGCGACTACTGGACGAATTTGATCGAAACACCGCCGGAGATTGAACTGAAACTTGGCTACTCATGGCCAATGGTTCAAATCGAACGGCCGAACGCAGTTCAGGTTGAGATGGTTTGCGGATACGGAGCAGCGTCGGCTGTTCCGGTCGAGGCAAAGCTGGCAATCAAAGAACTCGGCAAAATGAACTGGAAAGACTGCACTGGAAGCCGAGCAGTCTATGACAGGCTGATGAATCAACTGGCCTGGACTGGTTACGGAGTGGCACAGGGATGACATGCCTTTCCGAATACAACAAGAAGGTGACGATTCAAAAGGCTGTGGGCACTCCAGACGCTCACGGGCACGTCGATCTGACAACAGGCAGCAACTGGCAAACCTACGCCACCGCGTTCTGTAAGGTCATCACGAAGGGCGGTCGAGAGTTTTGGAAAGTTCAGCAAGTCAACGCGGACACCGATCAGGCATGGACGGCACAATGGTCGACGACTTTGCAGAACGTGACACCCGACATGCGACTGGTGTTTGAGGGAAACGTTTACGAGATTTTGACAGCGATCGACGTGGATATGGACCATGAGGAAATTCAGATTTTGACCCGTCGCAAGGTGGTGTGATGTCTGCGGTGACAGGTGTTGCCGAACTGAACCGGCTGTACGACAACCTTTCCAAAGGTATGGCAAACAAGATTGCTAGGCCGGGGCTTATGAAAGCTGGCCGGATTGCAGTCAAGAGAGTGAAGGCAAAGATTCCAAGCAGGTTAAAGGATGTCAAAAAGCTCATTAAAGCGAAATCAGTAAAGACGAAGAAAAACGCTGGCGTGGCGTCTGTAAAAATTGGAGCTGCAGTCGGAGAAAAAAAGAAGAAAAAGGGCGACCGAAAACCACGCAAAAACAGGCCCGGAGTTGGTATTTCATCGGCGAATGTGCATTGGTTTTTTGTTGGAACAGCAGACCGCGTCACCGGATTTACAACACGGCGAAGGCGGCGAAAAACTGGTGGATCTGATGTCGTTTCCCGAAGACTAAACGGAAACGTCGTGAGAGACACAGGCAGAATGAAACAGCAGATTCCCGGTGTGTCAGAGATAGTCACAGGAGCAAAGTCGGAAATGCTAGCAGTGTTGAGGGCAAGTATTCAACAAAACGTTGAAAAGGAAGCGGCCAAAAAGGGTATCAGTGCGGTATGAAAAGCGGATTGGTGTCATTGCTGACAAACGAAACGACGGTCAACGCAATATGCGGGTCGCGAGTCTACGTCACCAAGGCACCACAGAAAGCCGCGTTTCCACACATCGTTATTACTCAGATGAGCAGCGAAGAAAACCCCAGCATGGATGGCGGGTCTGGGCAACTTCGGTTTATCACATTCGACATCGATTGCAGAGCCACAACCAGCGTCAAGGCAGAGGAATTAGCGAACGCTGTAAGGGTGTTTTTGGATGATTACTCTGGGACGGCAGGAAGCTACACAATTGGCGCGGTTGTGATGAATGACGAAAGCGACGACTACGAAGCTCCGCAGGATGGTTCAGACGTTGGCGTCCATGTCGTGACGCTGGATCTTGATGTTCAGTTCAACACATAAG